GAGGACAATAGACAAAAGAAGCAGGATGACCCAGACAAGTATGGCAAGATACCTAGTTGGAGTTGCAGTAAGTATCAAGGCAACAATGGTTGTGGATGGACTGCTTGGGGCGACACTGACTGCCCAACAGAATGGCTTTAGAACAAGCAGGTAGTAATCTTGATAAAATTATCGCTAGGGTAAAAGAAAAATATCCTAGCTATAACTGGGATATACCACCTGAACCAGACACAAAATGTAAAAGCCAATTTGGTTGCAATGGAGTACTTAACATAACCTATTACGATAAAGATGGAAATGTTTTTTGTGGCAGAAGATACAAGTTAGTAGCGGATGAAAAGAAGCCATGGTCGTGGGAATATAGAGAATGTCATGCACTGTTAAAAAAAGCAGAACAAGGTGTTGAACCAGATGAGTTACCTTTCTAATGGGTAGTACATACAAAGATTCGTACAAGGATAGAAATTCTGGTGAAGATATGGCAGACCTTGCTATGCAGAAGTATCTTAAAGACAATGATTGTGTAGAGTATCAAGACTATTTAAGAATAGGAACTGACCCTAAAGAAAATAAATTAGACCTATTCTGGTTTGCAACTAAGGTGTTACTAATACCAGACTACATCCTAGTGCGTAAAGGTTACATCTTTTTTATAGAAGTTAAAGGTACAAACAAACTTAAAGAAGAAGATTACTTTAAGATACAAGAGATGGCGTTTAAAGGTACAAGATTTAAAGAAGTTAAAGTAGGCATCATGTATTTTAAAACACCAGATGCTGAACCAGTATGGGTTGACCATCTTAAATTAAGAGATTATTGGATAGACCCACGCATACCTATGAAGCATTATCCAGAGTTAGATTTTCAAGGTAACAAAAAAGCATACAAGGAATTACCATTATAGAATCTATTATTTTATCGTGCATGATGTACATAACTGGACCATTAACTTTTGATATGTTACAAGAGTACAGATGGTGTAACGATACAAATGAGAAAGTAGAACATGTTGTTGAGTGGCTACCACTTGTACATAAATACTTTACTATGGATGATTCTAGGAAAGCATTACTTGTTATATACTGCGAAAGTTCTGGCATAGAAGCGGCAGTTGGCAAGAATACAAATGGTACAAAGGATGTAGGACTATGGCAATTCAATGATGACACATGGTCCTGGTTAAAAAATAAATTAAACATTACAAGTAAAAGAACTAATGCAAAAATATCTACTGCAGTTGCAAGTTGGTTAGTTTACAATGATGGATGGCATCACTGGAATAGTAGTAAACATTGTTGGGGAAGGTAGTATAATAAGATTATGTCAGTACACGCAAATGGCTTAATGAAAAAAGCACACAAACAAATGAAAGAAAACTTTAAACAAACTGGTTTATATGAAACTAATGCAGAAAAAGTTAAAAGAGAATCTAAACTAGAGAATCTTTAAGTTATCCCAACCTTTTTTATTAACAGTAAAAGTTAATACTCCAGGATGCGACCACATACCAGTTCTTGCAGTAAAGTCTAATGACTTATCTAAACTAGGAGATTGAAACCAAGTCCTATCACCTTGTTGCTTACTTCTAAAATGATGGTAGTGACCTGTTATCAAAATCTGTGCATCTTTTGCAGGTAGAAAACCATACATCTGACCCTTCCACCAGTTTTCTATTTTGTTTTCAGGATTTCCAGAACCACCAGTCATGTGACCATGGGTCCAAGCACAAGGTATATTTTTGATGGTCATAACCTGATGAAATCCATCAGGTACTTTTACAGATACTTTTTTATATCTATCTGGATTAGCTTTCATTATCTCTTCACATATCTGCAAGTGCATAGTGTCTGTATTGTCTAATCTGTTAGTTACGACTTGACCTTTCTGTGACCTAGATGCTTCTCCATGATTTCCTGGACAACCTGCCAATATTAATTTATCAGCATGAGGTAGAAATGTTTCTATAGTTTTCATCATCATAGACCTAGCCAACGCATACTGTTCTATCATTGTTAGTTCAATATTAAATGGTTGGCTATCGTAAAACCCATAACAGTTTTCTGTAAGGTCGCCTAATCCTATCATATAGATTTCATCTATCTTTACGCCAGTCTTTCTTAAATCTTTTATACGATTCACTGCATCTTGTAAAGCTATGTCGTATCTTTTAATCGTGTTCTCTACTCCATAATCTTTTTTTCCAAGTTGCCAGTCTGCCATAAAAAATAAAAAGGCAGTGTCACCTCCGAATGTTTTACTTTTTAATGGTGGTTTTTTCTTTGCTTGTTTAAATAATTCTTTAAAATATTTATCTTGTCCAGGTCTTTTCTTCTTTACAATACCTTTAAAGGCATAAAAAGTTTCAACTGTGCCACCTTTAAGTTGTGTATTCCATGAGGATGCACGAACTGAACCCTCTATTTCATATTGCTCTGGATTAAAACCCCATTCTTTTAATATAGAATCGAATTTATTTCTGTAGTTTGGGTCTGTTCCTACATGAGTAATCTCACCTAGACCAGTCTGTTCATTGACTTCTAGTCCTGGTTGCCACCCAGTTTTGTAGAAATTATTACCCCAATCTTCAGGTATATTAGGCATGATACCTCCTTTGCCCTGTTAATACTATTATACAGGACTAAGCAGACAATTTTTCTATTTAGATATTTGTTTTTTAGCGTATGTCTTGACAACTGCAAGTGCAGCACCACCACCTGCTAATGCAGCTAACTCTAAAGTATTTGCATCAACAGAAATCAAAGGTGCGACAACTAAAGCCCCAAGGAATGCTTCAACGAAAGTCCATATAGTTCTTTCAAGCATATCTTTAAGTTCTTCACTCATTTTATAACTCCATGATTCGGACCAAGGTGTCCACTTTAAGTCCTTTTTGAACTTACCTTCTCGGTTTCTTTTTCTTTTATTTTTTTCAAATAAATCTGACACTATTCTATTACCCTTCCACTAAGTTTTGCTTTTATTGTTAAAACATTTCCATTTATTTCCTGCAATTTATCATAAACTGTGGTAGCTAATACAGTGTGGTCTTTAGCTTTGTTATCTACTTCTTTGTCTAGTAATTTATTTATTGTTGTGTATTCTATACTGACTGGTTTACCTTGTAGTAATTCACCTGCTACTTTTCTGTACATTTTTTTGTACGCCACAGCACTTGAACCTATGAATCCATCTTTAGATATGTCTAAATCTTGTTGAGTTTCCCCAATTATTAAACAACCGCTCGTGTGTTCATCTGAATTTCCTGTATGAATTAAAATATAGGTAAAGTTAGGTACATCTTGTATGTGTAACATACCATAATGTGCGTTTTGGTATCTTTCTGTATACTTAGCGTGGAATCCACCTGTCTTTCTAAAGTTTATATCGTATGTACCTTCTGGTATGCAGGTTTCGTGCATTACTTTTACCGCTTGATACTGGTCCTCTAATGTATAACACTCAAAGATACCATCAATTAATAAAATTCCATTGGTCGCATCAGTTCCAAACTGATTTCTAACAACTGTTAGTTTCACCTATACCTCCATACTTACAGTTACATATTGTAATGTAAGTTCCTTTTTCATTAATGTAAGTATAACACTTACTTGCCCCCACAGCATCCACCACCACAACATTCACTCATGTTATTCTCCTTTCCTAAATCCTATTGTTAATAACCAAACAGCTAATGTAATTACAGTAGCTAGTCCTGTCACTTGTTGTGCAGAACCAGTTAAGGTCAGTGTTGCGATTACTAAACCAACTAAAGTCCACGAAAGGTTTAATGTTTCTTTAATTATACTTACTAACCATGACCATATTTTTTTTATCATAAACTTCTCCTAAATACGAAAGCTGCCATACTAGCTATTCTAGTCAAAATAACTGGCACTACAACTTCTTGTGCTTTTTCTCTCTGGTCTTGTGTCATGTCATCACCAATGTTTGATAGTGTGACATCTTCAAAATCTAAATCAACAAATATTTCTATAGGGTTTTCTATAAACGCTTCGTAAGTTTTTTCTGTTACAACATCAGCAAGTGTGTAGTTCTCTACAGCTGCGTTCTCTACAGCTCTCTCTACATATTCTTCTACAGCTTCTGCTATTACTTCATCATCTTTTACAGATTCAGCAATAATAGCTACATCTTCTGCTTCTACTTGTAGTACTTCAGCTACAACTTCTACCTGTTCTTCAGTAAGCTCTGCAACATCTGCAATAGCTTCCTCAACAACAGCTTGTACTATCTCTTGAACTTCTACAGATACTTGTTCCAAGTTCTGTACACCAACATCATTAACTTCTTCTAAGACCTCTGATGCTTCTTCATTGGTAAGCTCTTCGACATACTCTTGTATTGCTTCTTCTTTAGCTTCTTCATACTCTACTAACTCCTCTTCTGTAAACTCTTCTATCTCTTCTTCTGTTGCTATTTCTAACTCAATAACAATAATTTCTTCTATCTCTGCAACTTCAACAGCGACTTCCTCTTCAGTAAGTTCTATCTGTTCCAGGTCCTGTTCCTGGGGTATCTCTCCAGTGACATCCTCGTTAACAATTTCCTGTATTGGCTCATCCAAAACTTCCTTGACATCTTCTTCAACTTCTTCATCTATAATCTCCTCTTCTATTTCATCTTGTATTGGTACTTCATCCACGATTTCGGTAACAATATCTTCCAAATCAAATTCAATAATCTCGAACTCAATAGGTAGTTCTTCAAACTCCAGTATTTCTTCTTCAAATACAATAATTTCTTCTTCAAGAATCTCCTCTTCGAGTATGTCGAGTACCACAGTATCATCTTCAAGAATGATGATTTCCATTTCTTCTTCAAGTTCAAGTAACTCTTCTTCAGTAAGTTCAATGTATTCTTCATCAATAATCTCATCTTCATATTCTATAACTTCTTCTATTATAATAATGCAATCACCACGCTCTATTTGTGCATTAGTCATAAAACAACCAAACATATCCTCATTATCTATACGCTCTTGGTCACGCTCAATAGTGCCATCATTAACATCAGCTTGTGTATAAGTTTTATCAACACCTTCTACCACTATATCTACAATAATTTCTTCAGGTAATGGAGGTGGTGGAGGTGGTGGTATGTAAGGTTCTGGCTCAGGTTCTGGTTGAGGAGGTACAGTTGTAGTAGTTGTGGTAGTTGTAGTAGTGGTAGTTGTAGATGTTGTAGTAGTTGTTGGAGTAGGAGTAGCGTAAGTAATAGCTATATCATCTAGTCCTACATAATCACTATAAAAATTAAGGTTTATTTCTTTTATAAATTTGCCTGATGTTTCTGTGTAACTAAACTCTTTATCTTCCCAAGCAGGACTTTCATCAGGTTTATTAGCAGTAAATGTATTAGCTATCCATCCACTATCTGTATCATCTGTATATAAATACTTTATATCCCAGTCATTGTTTAGTCCACTAAGGTCAACAGCAAAAGTTTGTATGTCTGTTCTTTCCCACCATAATCTAAGGACATGTCCACTACCAGAGTTACGATTGTATTCTAAACAATAACCAACACATAAATGAGTGCCATCATATAGATTTGTTACAGAGTTTTCTGCACCACCACTATCGTAAGATATTACAGATGTCCAACCATTTTCATCAAAAGATTCTGTAACTGTTGTTACTTCATTTGCAAATACAGGTGTAGGTATTAATAAAAATAGTGCAAGACATAATCTCCACATTACATTACAAGTGCTGCTACAACTCCACCTATTGCTACAAATAATGTTAATACTTTATAAAATTCTGTTTTGTCTAGCTTTGCATCTAGTTTATCTTCTATTTTGTCTAGTCGTTCAATAACCATATTAAGAAGTTCCTTTTGGGTATAGCCATTGCTGTTTGTCATTTATGGTAAATCATCATGGGATAACATATCCCAGTCCTCATCTAAGAAAATAGTTTCGGATGTACTCATATACTTAATTAAATTGTATATTTCTTTGCAACAATATCCTATTATAAAACCGATAAAATAATCCATAGACTGGATTATAACATATTATTTATTCAGGTTTAGGATTATCTGATTTAACTTTAGCTATGTGGTCTTTCCATGTGGTTGTACCATTTACCAAGTCTTTATATTGCATATCAAGTTGGTCGCCAATGAAACCATAAGCATCTTGCCTAGCTTGTACATAACCAAACTGTTGTGCATTCCACTTGCTATTACCTAAATCAGTTTTAGCTTGTGCATACTCAGAATCTGTAAACTCTCTACGCTCATTGTCAACTTGAGCATACATGGGTTTAGCTGCTTCTATTTCAGAATCAGCTTGCGTTTGTAGTTCTTCTTTTGTTGCCATAATATTCTCCTATGTTAGCATACTTTATTTAATTAAGTACTATCTACTTTATATAAAACAAATGTACTACCTGCTTGAAAACCACCACCACCTGATTGATTAGTATTTATGTTAACGCCATTGTGTGATGTTTGTTCTTTTTTAACACCTGCTTGAATATGACCTCTGACTCCTTCAGTGGCATGATTGTAAGCAGGTTGAATTGTAACATAAGAATATTCGTTAGCATCATACCAATTATATAAAAATGCAGTAGCATTTAATGAAGCAGGGGCTGATGACATACCATCAGTATATCTAAATATATCTTGTGGTTGATTACCAAAGTTTTGATAACTATTATTTGCTCTAACTAAAGTCCACGATATAGCAATATTATTTGTTGTATCAGCAGAACCACTGGTTAATGGTTGTAAATCACATACACCACCATCAGCACCAACATTCAAATTATTGACAGTTAACATATAAACTGAATTATCTGATATACCTGTCATTGATACAACTTGTGTTTCATTACCTGATGTAACAATATGTTTGTTTACTTGTACTAATTTCATTTAATCAACCTGCAATCCATAAACTTTAATTTCTCCACTATTCACATTTGAACTAGGAAACAAAAATTGAAAACCTGTAATACTAACAGATTGTTTTAAACGACCAACACCGATAGTTGAAAGGTATCTTGGATTTGAATAATGCGAACTCTGTTGCCCAGTATTATAAGTATAACAAGCACTACTAAATGGGTTATATATATTTAAAAAACCACTAGCTACATCTGGTGCTTGGTCTGCGTTTCCCATTGCATAATGAATTTGTGTAGCATCTCCTGTATTGGTGCTATTTATCTTAGAGTAACCTGTATCAGCTGGCATATACCAACTAGCATAATCGTAATCAGCACTGATAATACTATCATCTGATTTAATATATCTTAAATATACTTCTGTTGCAGTTGTACTTACAGTAGAAACTCCATTAGCAATTATTTGATAGACCTCATAGTCAGCACTAAAAACATTAGTAACACTTACATTAGCTACTGAAGTGCTTATAGTTGTTGTATCTAATAATTTTAAATTACTCATTTGACCCCATATAAAGACATGCTACCTGTCAAAGTATCTGCATTAGGATAGAAATGTACACCACTTAGAGTGTTAGCTACCTTATAGGCACCACCTCCAAAGCTACCCTCGAACACCCCATTATAAATTATTTGACTAAGGTGTTGATTAAATGTTGTATATTTAGTGCTATCTACTGCACAATACATCCAAATAAAACCATTGATTGCTTCTCCTGTTGCATTACCTGTTTGTGCTGATAATCTTAATCTGTCTAGATTAGGGTCTTTATCTTCGGCTTCTGAACTACCACCAACTTGCATAGCTCTAGCGTAAGTGCTACTTGCTGACTGTACTGTGCCACCTACTTTTGCTCTAAGATTAATGTCACGATTATCTCCTGTATGAATATTATTCCATTGAATTTTGTGAACTTTAAAATCTCCTAAATCATCAAAAGCTACTGAACTAGCACCACTAAAAGTTTTGGTTTCAATAAGTTGTATTGATTCAACAGCACCACCTGCTGTGATTAAAGCTCTGGCTACACCTAAAGGTGACATTATGCGAAAGCTAGTTGACTAAATAAAAATGGTGTTGTACCTACAAATACAAATGTAAGTATATCTATAGATGCTGCTGCTGTTGATAGTGTTAGTCCTGCAGCACCTGCAGTTTTAGCAGTGACATCACCACCACCATTAACACTTACTGCATCTATGTCCATTGTTCTTGAACCTGTACCATCTTGTGTTACTACTAAAGTAAATGTTGTTACTCCTGATGTAGGTACATTTGTAAAATGTAAGTCATCAACATTGTGTCCTAATGTTACTGTACCTGTATTACCATTTGCTAAATCTATAGCCATATCTTCTGCTGATGTAATAGTTGCTGTTGTTTCATTATAGTCTTTTAATACTGCTGCTGATATTGTTTGGTCAGCACCTGTTACAGCACCTGATAAAGTAACAGCACCTAATGTTTTATTTGTTAGAGTAGCTGTTTCTGCATCAACATAGTTCTTAACTGCTGCTGTTGTAGGTATCTTTGTTTCACTATCATTTCCAGTAATTGTTTCTGTTTGTGTAATAATATCTGCAGGATTTATCATAGCAAAATCTACTGCACCTGCACCTATTGTTGTAGCTACATCTTGTGTAGCTGAAGCTAATGTACCTGTAATATCTCCTGTTAGAGCTATGTCATTAACTCTGTCATGTATATCTTCAAAATGTTGTTTAACTACTGCAAGTCTTACCTTAGTACCTGATGCGTGTGTTGGACCACTATTATCACCATCTAAATCTCTGTTAATAGAAGCAGCAGCGTGGTCATCTCCTGTTGACCAAAAAACTATTTCTCTGTTGTCACTATCAGGGTCTATTACAAAATATGCAGGACTATTAATTCCTGGGTCTGCCGCTAAATTCATTGTACCTGTTGGTCCACCCGCACTTAACTGTGCAGCTAATGTAGTTTCAAAAGCGTTTACTATATTAGATTCTTGTGCTGTCATTCTTCTCCATTATATACTATTTTTTTATCCAAATCTCATTATTCCAAAACCATTTACTCCAGGTACATTACCTGATGTAACTTGGCTAAAGGTTGTTTGTCTTGTACCTCTGACAGTTAGTATAGCATATTGTGTTACGCTGCCAACATTTGGATTACTTTGTATTGGGTATGTAATTTTTTCTACAACACCTCTAACTATCTCAGCAGGGTCATATAGTTCTAAAGTTATAGCAGCACCTTCTTTTTCTTTTAAAGATTGATAAATAGTTTCACCTAAATTCTTAACAAGGATTGGTTTTCTGTATGGTCTTTCTACTCTATCAGATATGTTTACTGGTATCTGTATAACTATAAGCTCTGGTCTTGCTAATGCTCTTACTTTAAATGCTTTAAACTTAGGAGAGTTAATTTGATTAGGAGATTTTAAAACAATTTTTGCTACCACATATCTTGCTACTCTTGATAACTGTACTGATTCTTCTCCTACTCCTGATAAAACATTCACTTCTAAATCCCAAGTGCTGTCACTGCTATCATTAATAGCTTCGTATTTATTTGATAGGTATAATTCTACAGTGTTGCTGTCTGATAATGCTTCTACTTCAATACTTGCTTCTACAAACTGTTTATTTTCTGCAGTAAAAAAATCTGCAGGAGGTGCTATAAGAAAACCTTCCTGTTCATGCACAGATGTTTGTTGATATACACCATCTGCACTAACTGTAAATAAAAACTTTTCATTTACACTGGCTATATTATTTACTGTACCTCCTGCACTAGCTTTGTAATACCTAGCTATACCTGCTGTAGGTAAATAATATCTCCATAAAAAACTTGAACTTCCTGATTCTTTTATACCTGTGTACACACTATCTCTAGTAGTAAATAAAGCATTCGGTGAATTGTCTATGCCATCAACATCCCATTGTTTTATTAATTGATTGTTAGCAAGTACATATAAATCATCTGCAACTGTTAAATTTGCACGATATAATCTTCCAATAACTTTACTACCTGTTTGTAATTCTTTAGTTCCATAAAAAACTATACCCTGCGATTCTACAATACAAGTAACTTGTTCTCCTGATATTTCTGTTTGCCCTTTTAAAGTTAATGTACCTGTTACATCTTTAAGAGAATATATCCTTCCATCTGTTGCTGTAACTAAAACAACAGCACCTGCATCTGTCGCATCTGTAAATGTTTGTCCTGAAGGTAATGTAACAATAGCTGCACCTACAGTTGTGTTACCATCATACGCATGTAAAGCATTACCTATACTTACAATTAATTGTCCTTTTACAGAAAATATTTTGTCATATACTGCTGCTGACATTTTTTGTGTAGATGTACCACCACTTGTTAAATTTTCTATTTCACCTGCTGAACCATTGTTAGCTGTTATATAAAGTAAGTCACCATGTGCAGCTAAACCTTTTATTTGATAACCTGCAGTTAAACCTTCAGTAACTGTACCCCAGTTTTCACCACCATCATCCGACTTGTACAAAGTTTCATCATCAGATACATATATTCTTGTTCCAACTACTGCCATGTGGCTTACAGCAGAAGCTAATGCTTGTTCTTTTTCTGTAGTGTGTAGTAACTGTACATTATATCCTTTACCTAAATCTGTATTAAATACATCTACGCTTTCACTATCCCAAAATCTTGTAACATCATTAGGATTGCCATTTGCTTTATGTGCATTATCTAAATTAGAACCACCACTAAAGTCATTCCTAGAATATATACGACCTATGTTTGATGTAAAATCTTCTGGGTTTTGTTTAACATTTACACCTTGTTCTTGAACATCTGATGATTGTATAGTCATCTCTCTACCAGGACCAATAGCACTTCTATATAATTGATTGTCTATACGAAAGTCATAACCTTTTCTTTTAGGGTTAGTTTCTTCTGCTTGCGTTGTTAATCTAGGCATTATGCCTGTATTCCGAACACCATTCCATCAACTGATACTGCTTCAGGATATTTGGCTCTTAAATATTTTCTCGCCTGATTAATAAGAAGTTGTTGATACTGCAATAAAGAATTTCTTACACTGTTAGAACTACCAACAGGGTAGTTGCTAGTTGCTAATTGGTCAGATATGTAATCTGCTGTTGCTGCAGGTATATCTCTACCTGACATCATTTGTGCTGCTACACCTGCCATAATAATTGGAACATATTCTTCTTCCAACCCTACTGTTGCTAATGTATCTGTTTCTGCAGTTGGTTCTATAAATTTCTTTTTAAAAGTTACATGTGCTGTATGACCTGATGCTATACCTGCAAACTGTATTGCGTGTACAGTAGAAGGACCAGTGGTATATGTTATAGTCCTTGATACTCCATCACTATCTGTGTATGTAAATGGATTAGGTAATTCAACAAGGGAACAAGTTACAGGTGAAAAGTTAACACTAGTGGTGTTTGTACCTGAACTAAAATCTGTATATTGTGATATTGCACTAAGTATTGAAACTAAATAATTGTTTGTTCCAGGACTATCGTGACTTCCAATAAGTGTATATCCTGACCCTGTTGTAATTGATTGTGTTTCTACAGCAAATATTGTAGGAAATAAATTTTTAATTTGGTCACACACTGCATCAAAAACATTTTTACGAGGAAATGGAGGTGATATTTTTAATACCTTTCCATCTGCATGTGTTGAAGCTGTTGTTCCTCTAACTCCTCTAACTACAGTTACTTGATTATTTACTGTGTCTAAAGATACACAACGCATAAGTTCTGTTTCACACTCTATGATTGTTCCTGCATCCATAGCATCTTCTTCTTCTTGTGTAAGTAAGTCACCATTAAATGTAATTACTGTATCTGATGCACTTAATTCAGAACCTTCATTTAATGTTGTATAAGAGGTTAAGTCATCCATAGGTTCAAGATATTCTCTATAAACTCTATCAACTAATCCTTGTATATTTGTACTCATTATGCAGCACCTTCTTCAACTAATTCTGCAGCAAAAATTGCTTGTCCAAACGCACCTAATCCAAACCACCCATCATTAGCTGTATTGTTTGGGTCAACAATAGGGAATGAAGGTTCTAGTGGTTGGTCAGGAATACTTTCTATACCAAGATTTCTTCCTTCTTTTAACATTAAGAGAATACCCATAAGTATCTCCTAACTATGTCTAAAGTGTAATACTATTTTTCTGTCTGCTGCTTCAGTTCCATTTGATGAAACTCTTAGATAACCATTACTTGCGAAAGCCCAACCTGAAGGGTCTACTCTTACAATATCACCTGCTGAAACAGTGTAACTTACTTCAGTACCATCTGTTTCTTTGACATCTAACCATGTAGAATTGTCCATTGCAAAGTCAAATGTAATTGCAGAACCTGTCATAGCTGCAGGGAATTGAATACCACAAAGTAGCATTCCATCTGTTTGTACACCTAAGCTGTCATTGTTATCTGCTGAAACATCTATTAAAGCTAATTTACTAATCATATCTTCCTTACTATAGCAGAAGAAAAGGGTGGAGGTGGAAATCCACCCTAATCTTCAATTTTATTTTATGCTACTGATTGAATTTTACAATGGTATGAAGGAGGTCCGAACTCGAATCCCATCTCCATATAAATTGCTTTACCAATTCTAGCGTTTGCATCTTGGTCTAAGTCACGAACAAACACAGTACCAAATCCTGGGATATTGGTAAATACTGGTTGTATGTGTGCTAGGTCTAAGATGAAAGCAGAACCTGCAGGTATGATATTAGGGTCCATAACCATCATTCCGATTGAACCGAATGGGGTCACTATTGTATCAATATCTAGCCCTGCAACATTTCTATCTCTAGGAATGATTGCCCCTGCTATATCAACTGTACCTTTAACAAGTTCATTGTTAAGGTCTAGTAATTGTTGTGGTGAAACACACAACACTGGTTGATTCATTGGTGCATGATTGTCATACATTCTCTTTAAAGCACCTGAAATGGTTTTAAAGGATATAACTTGTGATGCACCTGTTCCATCACCATCTACATCATTGTAGAAACAGTTACCACCTAAGGGGTTAACTGCTGCTGCGTTGTTTGCGTTCTTGCCAATGGTAATCCAATGGTCAAGACCATACATTTCTCTTATTCCTGTACCAGGGGTGACATTTGCACCATCTGAAAAGGAACCATTGAATGCAAACCACTCAACTTCTCTTGCTACTTTTTCCATTGCTTTTTCAAGTTGCAATGCAAATTCATCATTTACTGGGTTGCCACCAAACAATCCTAGTTTATCTGCTGCTGTTGTTGTTCCATCTCCATCAGATGAGTTAGCAATATTAGCGGATAAATCAAAAGGATTTTGGTTGCCTGTTGATGCTAAAGCTGTGTAAGTCATTTGTACACCCTTATGGAAAATTTGAGTTACATAAGTATATGCTGCTCTATCTCTTCCAAGGTATTCTGTAGGTGCATCACCCTCTTTTCCTTTGTCAGGTTCTGAAGAAATGGTTGCATTATCTTCTACTTGGACTTGCCAAAATGTAGAGTTTAATGTTTTACCACCATTCAGACCCCCAACTGCTGAAAGTAAAGGTGTTCTTTGACCACCAACTTTAAACAATTCACCAGTAAAGTTATTAATATTTTGTGCATAAATCGTACTGTTAGTTAACGAAATATTTGCCATTTTTATCTTCTCCTATAAGTTAATTGTTTACTTGTTGTTAGAAGAAGTTTAGAAAATCTATTTAGAGTTTTTCTTCGCTTCCTCTATAACAGATAACTTAGCAGATATTGAATTTCGTATGTTGCCTGACTTTTCTACTTCACGAACTTGCGATATTACATCCTCGTTGTATAAATCTACAACTGAATTTTTTTGTATATTGTTTAGTCTATCTTGACTTTGTTCTGTAGCTTGTACAGTATCTTGTAATCTGTCTTGATTCCCAAACTCAACTCCAAATTCATTAGATGCGTATTGCTGTATTCCTTCGACAGTCATGTCACCTTCATACATCATCTCAACTGCTTTTCCAACACCCTTAGTAGTGTCAAGACCTGCTTTGTTAAAAACTTCGTGTCTTTCTTTACCTTCGTATTCTGCGATTTTTGTTTCATAGAGATTAAGTTTTTCCCTCATCTCTTTCCAGTTCTTTTCGCCAGTGTCAGAGTTGTTTAGTTCTTCTGTCATTATTCTATTGTCCATTCTTTATACGATATTTTTACAAGTGGTGTATAAGTTACCACTGCGTTTTAGTCTTACACTACTGTTTTTATTTGACAGGTCTTGTCAGTAGGCATCAAGACCGATTACAAAATTGTAGGTCATTCTTTTACCCCCAGACCTAACTACAGGGTCAATGTTTAGTATAACAGATATTTTAAAGGTGCAAGTCTATTGTTCTTCTAATCCTATTACTTGACCTGTTTGTGTTGTTGCAGAACCTAATTGAACTGCTGACTGTGATGCAGATTGTTCTGCAATTCTTTGCACAGTTTGTATGTCATCTGATTCACCTAACCTAGAACCTATAATCTGTCCTTCTGTTAGTTGCCTACCTTGTGCTGCTGCTGCACCCATAAGTCCTGGTGCTACTGCTGCTGTAGTTTGAAATATTTCTTTTGCTTGTGTTTGTGTCAGACCTTGTCTAGCTAAACTTTGTGCAAATGCTACATTTACCATTCCCATACCTGCTACTTCTGATTCAGCTAATATTTGACTTGCTCTTATATTACCTTCTAATATATTTTTACCTACTGTAGGAGATACAAACATAGCAAATATTGCTTCATCTGGAAAATCAATACCAAAGTTTTCTAAGTAAGCTGCTTTTACCTCTGGTATATTATTTACAATGCCTTCGTAACCTAATGTTAATCTTGTATTAAACTCATCAGGCGATACACTACCTGCTATAGCAGCAACTATGTCATCAGAAAACTCTGATGGATTTAAATTATAATCTCTTAAATAACTACTCATTGTATCTACAGAAGTTAAATACTCTACTTCTGTCATTCTTAATACGCCAGTTGATTCATCTCTTATGCCTGGATATATAGCTTCCATTAATGGATTAGCTCTCATGTCTGCAAGTGATTGTGTCATATCTTGTGATACTGTATAAGATTCTAATAATACATCTACTAATCTTGCATCTAAGTATGGGTATCTTCTAGCCATTTCTTCTTTAGTAGTATTTTTTGCTACAGGTGCAGCTATATTTTCTGTTTCAGTATCTTCTACTCTAAATTGATTTGCTTGTCTTGATACTTGGTCATCTTCTGCTTGGTTTTTTGAAAATTTGTAACTAGAGGTTCTTACTAAATCTTCTGCAAATTCTTGTGCAGTACTGTATGAAGAACCATCTTCTTTTTTTTGTGTTCTTGCATAAGCATCATCAAATGTTTCACCTGCAAGATTGTCATATCTGTATATTGTTACTGATGCCATTGTTATCTCCTGTATATTGTAGATGCGTTAAACACACCAGACACATCACTTTGTAATTGCCTAGATGCTTCACCTAATATTTCTTCTTGAATATATGGTGTGTCTATATATTCCTTGTACATGTATGTTTCAAAATCCTGGTAGTTTCCTTGAAATTTTTGTGCTTGTCTTGCTACATTTGTAAGTTGTGTTTCTGTTAATGTTTTTTGTCCAAGTATTTTTGTAGTCAGACTTTCAAAGCTACCTGCCCAACCAGAGTATTTGCTACCTTTTGCCCAAGGATATAAAGCATCAGCAGCTTTCTGTAAATCTTCTTTAATTAATGTTTCGTTATTACTTGTGTCACCCTCTGCATCTAATCTAAGTTTTGCAGCTATCTCATCTAGTTTACCATTATTTTTATACCCATCTAATAACAATGGTCCGCCATAATCTAATATAAGTATTTCTGCAGCAGAATATCCACTTCTAGTTTCTTCTATCTTTCCAATGTATTTTTGGAAATCTTCATGTATGACACTATCGCCACCCATAAGGTTTCTCCTAGAAGTATCACCTAAATTTCTAATTATTTCATTAGCTTCAGGTTGTGTAATTTTTCCTGTCGTTACAGCACTGTTTAAATCAACAATAAGATTGTTAATTTCTTCACCTGCTAGTCCTTTTTTACCTGCTTCTAATTTATAATAAGCTAGGTTATCATTAATAATCTGTGTTGCTTCTTCTTCATTTTGAAATGAAAACTCTGACCATGCTCTAGCTGCACCAGAGGGATGTGATTTATACCAAGATGTTTCTGACAACAACTCTGTAGGCACAGTATCAAGATTTAACAATGCTGATAATGCAAAAGCATACTGCATATCTAAATCTAAATAATGGTCGCCAATATGTTTAGCGTTGTAATTTAACTGGTCTTGTGTAATATTAAGAATTTTATCAGTGCTTGTGTTTGATGCTGATTGTTCAGCAAGTGTCATAACTTCGCTGTACCCTAATTGATACTCCATAAAAACATACTCTCCATTATATTCTTCAACCTCTTCTATAGTTGCAAACACCATATCTGGCTTGACATTGTCTTTTAACATTGATGGTTCATCTACTCTTATATATATTGGTAAATTGCCACCTGATGATGTTGTCATATAAATTACGCCATACAAACTATCACCAATTTGTATTAGTTCATCTGGTTCTATAAATTCATCAACAAAATAATCTGCCATTAATATCCTATACTTTCGTATGCTTCAGCTATTTTAATATAATTATCTACAGTAGCTAAAAATTCTTCATTACCATTGTACAATAAATCTTCAGTATTGTTCCACACTCCATATTTAGTTACATTATTTAGTTCTTTATTTAATGTTGCTTTATGTCCTGGTGTTCCTGAATTTTGCATAGACATATTGACATGTCTATTTATATTGTCAAAATTTTCGTTATATTGTGGGTCGTATTTATTAACATTGTCAAATATATTTTGGTTATTGTTAGCAAAACTTGCAACTTCTTGTACATAATTATAGTTATTATTTCTTCTTTCAGTTATTTCATTCATCCCCATGTTAAATGCCTTCCCTGCACCACTCATTAATTGTTCTTCTACCCATCCTGATACTGAATGGTCTTGTTGCCACTCTAACCCTCTCCAGGCATTTTTACCTGTGCTTACCCAGAATCGTTTCCATGCACCATCACTTGCGTTGTCATCTCTTAATTCTTTCATTAGTTTTTGTGTATCACCAAACAAATCACCTTCTTTTATAAGACCATGTGCTAGTAAATACAATTCCTGTGCAGCATATATTGTTGCCAATCCTGCACCAATAGTTCCTGCTGCTGCTGCACCACCTAATGCTGCTACTACTGCTTTACCTCCTGTCATAGATACACCTTTGGCTATTGCACTTGATACAGGTCTAATTGATTTCATAACTATTTTGTCAGCTACATCAAATTTTTCTAGTAATTTAAATGCACCACCAACTGGTTTTAATACTGTTTTTATAGCAGAACCTGACAACCTAGCAACTTTAGAAATATCAGAAGAAGTTACAAGACTATGCCTAGAAAGACCATCTGTGTATTCTGGGCTACTTACAATATCTGGTTCTAAACCTATATTACTGAAATTGTTAATAACTTCTGCTCTCCTTAAAGGTGTTGGGTATCTACCTCTAAGAGGATATAAGTTAGTAGAAAATCTACCATACATATTTTTAACATACATTTCAAACGCAGTATCAAAATCTCTTGCATCAAGATTTTCAACTCCAGACTGGTAAAGGTCCATACGAGAAACATCATCTCTATCACCCATTCCAATGTAATTATTACTTTCCATTATGTCTGTTACAAAAGGATTGTATGTATGTACGCCTGTTCCAGTGTTATCAATAAAACTAATTCTTAAATCTTTAAATACTTCATTTACTTCTAATGCTGTTTCTGTATCGCCATACATAGTTAAAGTACTGTCAAAAAATTGTATTTTTTTAACTTTAAATTCTCCTAAATTACTATCACCTAAAGAACTTAAATTTCTCTTACCAGTTGTAGTATCTAACTCTGCAAATGATAAATATGATTGTCGCAAATCTTGTTGTTCTTTTGAATTTAGCTCATCAAAATTAGGGTAATTTCTTTCTATTGTTTCATCAATAACATTTGTTATTTGTGCATCATCTAAGTTGTCACTATTTATACTATGTACTCTTAGTAAAACTAAATCTTGATTTAAATCTCCAATTAATTCTATATTCTCACCTGATTCTGCTTCAAACAAAATGTGTACATTTGAGATTTTAAAACCATTTATATTGTCTTGTTTCATTCCAAAAGGTTCAAACAATGTAGATGCGTTATTAATAAAATCTGTTGAAAGAGTTTCATTTTGTATACCTGTTGTATAAAAATTAGGATGATTAGTAATAGGTTGCAATCTTACATCAGTATCACGCAACAATTCTTCTGTATCTTTAAACTCCTGTATAGGAGAATCTGTAAACATACCCCATAATGTACCTACTTTTCTACTTCGTAGTAATGGTGCATTAGATTCCGATAATGTTTTTGTGTACATACTAGAATCTGGGTCTGGGTCATCTGTACCAACTAATTTAAATGAGTGTGCTATTCTACCTGGTACAATATTAACAGTATCAAAATTTCCAGTCGCATCAACTTCTACGCCTTGCGACAAAGGTAAAAATCCTTCGCCATCTACGACTAATGATTCATCAGTAACATCATGCAAATCCATTAGACTCCTTATTATTGCTGAATCTTTAATAGCGTATATATTATTTATATTGCCTTGATTTCTAACAACGCTTCCCATATTTGGATTTTGGTCGTTTGGTATATTGTCTATGTAATGATGTATTTTTAATTCGCCAGTTGCTTCATCTAATGAATAAGCAACTTGTGTGTATATTCGAGATACATCTTCTGCACCATTAGGTAGTCTTTGACCAATTCCTATGTCAAATTCTAACATGTGTATTCTGTTTTTAAACACAGCGTTTGTTTGTACTGGAGATACATCAAAAAATAATACCTTTGTATCTGGTGAAGTAGTTGCTCTATTTAAAAAATTAGTAGATGTATCTCCACTACTGTAAATTCTATTACTTATTAATAAGTTTTTCTTAAAAACATCTTTTGCGTTTTCATTCAAAAACGAAACTGCTGTAGTTCCATCAAATCTATCTAAAAATTTAAAAGAATAATTTCTATACACAGTTGGATTGCCATTAACTAAATTTGCTACAACAGATTTAGCTTCATTAATATCCTTACCATCTATATGACTAGGACCTTGTGCTAAACCAGTAACCAATAACTCATACTCACTATGTTGTGTAAGGTCAAAAAAATTAGCTAAAGCATCAACACCATTAACTGCTTCATCTATGTTTCTACCTAAATGAGGTGTGTCATAATAAGTAATAGTATTTTCTGGATTGTTTGTTATGTTTATTAATTGTGAGTATGGTGAATTATTGTCAACTCCACTACTGGCTCTTGTGTCTAATAATCTTTGATGTCTTGCTCTAATTCTTGCTTCTGCACTACTCATATCTGCAACAGAAGCATCCTCATCCAAGGTTCCTAAGTCTATATCTTCTAGTTGTTTGTTTAAACTTTCCATTATAGTTGTATATTCACTAGCCCCTTCGGTTAGTAATTTATCAAAATTTATAGGGTTGCCATCTTTATCTACATCTGGTAAATCTGCTATAGTAATATCATCACGACCCATTTGTGCTGTTAATCTTTCTAAATTTCTTAAAACTGCATCAGGTAATATATCAAATACTTCATCATTTAATGAGTTGTGGTAAGTTATAAATAAATTTAAAAATGTTTTAGGTGACTTTTTAAATATATCTTGTATTGAATATACTGTTGATGCTGTTGGTTTTACACCATCAGGATTTTCTAATCCAACAGGTGGAACTGAAACGATTTGAGAAACATTACTACTAAAGAAATCTAATAAATCTTCGGTGAATAAAATGTTTCTAAAACCTTCTACAAGTTCAGGTGTATAATTTACTTTGCCTATACTGCCACCGAAATATATATCTGGGGTGTAATTCTTATTACCTTGTTTCATGTATGCAAGGTTTACCATATCATCTGCTGACATTGCACCTAAAGGAATAAATGTAAATCCTGCTCTTTCTGGTATAGGAACAGCTAATAGTTGTTGTGCATCTCCATCAATAAATTCTCCATTAAATAATGTCTTTACTATTTGTTTGAGAAATAATTCTTCAGTACCTATATCACGAAGTGCTAATCTAAATTTAGTAAAAAAATCTGTATATATAGATGTTTTACTTGGTGCTTTATCCCAGGTTTTATAAGTAAATTCTTCTATGTCGTAACCTAAAGCAGGTTGAGAAATGCCTGTATTTAGCAGTTCTCTGTTTAACATATCAGTTGTTTGCAGAAGTCTATTTGCTGCACCACTACCAAATTTCATATCAATAGCAGTTCTGGCATAACCTATAGCTGCTACTGGAACATTTCCTAGTTTTTTAGCACCAGTAACTCTACTTACAGGTGATTCTGGTAAATCAATACCCATTCTTTTTGCCATCTGTTTTAAATTTTTAAACTGAGAGTCAAAAAGAATTTCACCTTTTCTAATTATTTTTGGCTCTCCATCCTTATCTATCCACTTAAAGTCTTTTGTTAATTGTCTAACTTCATCATTCCACACAGTATTTCTTTGAGTTGGTATTATTATTTTTTTAGTGACATTATCGTTCAACATATATTCAGGAAGAATAAGAATACTTGTTGTGTCTTGTCCTGTATTTCTACCTCTGTAATTTTTTTTAAAGTCAGAATAATCAGCTAAAAGCATAGCACCAAAACTTTGGTACATACTTATTAAATTTGGTAATCCTTTACTTGCACTTGATGTTATTGGTATGTTCTGAGTTTTAAAATGACCCATAAAATCAGTAACTAGATGCATCAATGGAACTAAAGATTGAGTTTTTAACTTACTTCTTGCCGCACCATTTGATACTGCAGGGTCATTTAAAAATGGTAAGAATCCATCTGCTGAACCTACTTGCATAAAACTCCAATCAATTTTCATCATGTTATCCAGAGGTATATTTAGTTTATCTGCAACCAATCTTGCTTCATCATCAACAATATCTGGCAAGGCATTCGCTTGTTCATCTGTTAGTTGAAATATATTTTTAAACAATGATGCTAGTATGCTTGTATCATTACCTGTATAATTTTCTAATACACCTAAAGGATTTGTATTAGTAGATTTTTCTAGCTCTATTGAACCCTGTATTGTTCCACCAGGCAAACCACCTAAATCTGTTTCTATAGAATCTAGTAGTTTTAAAGACTCTGAAGGTATAATTTCTCTAATTTTTTCACCTATTTTTATTTTATAAGACATTGTTGGTATAAGATTTACATCCATATTCATATCATAATTTTTAAGTAATGCTCTAAATAAATCAACTCCAGGTGTTCTATTAGAAGGCAAACCTTCTATGTCTAACAAATTTTTTATTTCTGGGTATGTGTATAAATCACCATTTACACTAAGGTGTGTCATTTCTCCTGACATAGATAAGTGATTGTTTATAAAACTCCAAGCTAAAGCATCATAGAGTTCTGGAAAATCTGACTTCAAAGCCATAAAATTAAAGTTTTTACTACTTCCTGTGTGAAAATCATTTCCCATCATTATCCCAATAACCCTATCTAATACTGCTTGGTGCAGTGAATTTCCACTACTATCCAGATTTAAATATTCACCTAATTGGTTATCTTCAATGTCAACTAATCTTGATAAAGAAAAATCATTTTCTTTTTTAATAACTTTATAATCATCTTTATTAACATTAGGTTCAATTCTTTTGAATTGATGCAATCCTAATGTTTCAAAAAATCTTTTTGCATTCTGCCCTTGTGTATCTGCATCAGAACTTCCTAGTTCATTTTGTATATCTTGAATTTTTACTCTGTCATATTCATCTAAATATTCTTTAAATGTCACAGCATACAAGTTAAAAAAATCTTTTAAGGTAGCTAAGTATTTTTGTTCTAGTGCAACATCTATTTCTGACATCTATATACCACTAAGTAGGTCCATAGCATCTTGTATCTCTTCTATTTCTGGATTTGGGTCTGTAAAGACAATCCATGGTTTGTCATTATCTACACCATATTTATATAAACTTTTTGGGTTGTTATCTAACATAAGTTTTTTTTCAGTTTCATCTGCTTGTGTAAAGAAATAATGACCAAGCATTTAAAAAAACCTTCTTCTTTCTACCTTTTTTTTATTAGCCACTTTAGGGTTTGTTCTTCTCATGTCTGCCATTATATCTATAAAGTCTTGTCCTTTTTGTAAAGGATTAACCTGTGGTTTTAAGGGTTGCTCATTAGGATTAATTGCAAATTTATTTGGTCTGTTGTACTGTGAAAATTCTGGTCTTGGAAATTTAGAGTTTGGTACATCTTCTTGTTGTTCAGGTTTTGTTGGGAACTTAGTATTAGGTGTAGACATAGGGTCTACAAATGGTTCTTTATCATCATAAAATCCTGCATCAACAATACTAAAATCTTCTGCTTGTTTCTGTCCTGGTTGTAATACAGCTTGTAGATTTGCAACATCTCTTAAATACCATTCATAAAACTCTGCTGTATTTTTAAAACCTCCATCAATATAATCTGTTACTGAACCTGTTTGTATTTCTGAAGCTATAATCATTCCTTCATCATATTGAACTTTGCTACCCATTGGACTTTCTTTAGTGCCTTCACCTGTTCGAAAATATTGTGCAACATTGTTTATGTTATCTAATGCAGGAAGAAACGCATCAGCAAATGCTACTGGGTCCTTAATTTCGACTATTGGTGGGTATCGCTTAATTCTACTAATGTACACAGAAACAATTTGGTCATCAGACATATCTTTATACTCTTCAGGTCCAGGTCCTTCAGGTGCTTGGTCGTTTAAATCAAAACCACTAATAATAGATACTTTGTCATTACCACCTAATTTAGGTCCTTTGTTATTTGGATTATCATTAGCAGCAGCATAGTCTTGGTCATTATCAAAGTATTTTCCTTGTGCCAATAGGACTAAATCACTACGCATTTCTTCTATTGTTTTAGCTTTATACCAATCAAGTTCTCCAAATACATCTGCACTGTTGTTTTCTTCTTCCATTATCCCTCTGTCATAAATTGTCTAGCTGCTAAAAATCTATTTTGAAACTTTGCACCTTGTTCTCTAAGTGCTTTTACATTGTTAACAGCACCTAATCTATCTGCAAGTCCTGTTTCTAATATTTTATTAAACTCTAGTTCAGAATTGTAAGTTTCTAGTTCAGGCATATTATATCGTTCTCGTAGTTCTTCTTCAGTAGGAACAATGTATTCTCCTACACCTGCAACAGTTCTAATTTTTCCTTCTTCTTTTGCTTGTATATATTCGTTATACAATTTTAAGTTTTTATTATATGCTTGTTTTTCTATATAATCTGCACCTGGTGCTGGTGGTTCTGGCATTTCTGTAACTAACGCTTGTGATTCTAATAACCTTGTGCTTTTCAGCAACATTTCTATTTGACTCTCTATTTCTCCTTGTCTTTTAGCTTCTGTTGCTCTTGTGGCTAACAAGTGTTGTCCAAACCTTACAGCATCACTAGATGTCATGTTTAGTCCTAAAGCATTAAAATACTTTTGAAGTTCTGCTTCCATTTCTATTGGACTTGGATTTATTAAATTGTATATTCTATCTTGCCAATATTCTGAACCGACACCCATAGCTGCATCCAATGAATTTATCTCTGTTGTTTTGTCTATAATGCCTTGGACAATATTTGATTTACTTGCACCAAAACCTAAGTTGTTCCAATCAGATACTTCTGAATCATAATTAGATACAACATTGTCATACGCATCTGGATTTAATGCGTTCATTAATATACTGTTGTTACCCTCTTCCATTAACAATGCAATAAACTTTAACTCTGGATTATCTGGACTAATAAATCCCTCTCTTTCTATTAATCCTTCAAATGTTTGTCTATCGTAAAATATCATAAGGTCTTGTAATTCTTTTATCTCTGTATTGCTTAATGAGTACAATAACTCTTCTGCATCACCTAATTTAAATACTGATTTAACAACATTGCCATTAGCATCTTTAATAGATTCAGCAGATTCATCTCCTGTTTTAATAAATGAACCATCTTCTATTGCTATATATCCTGGTGTGTTTCCATAATAAAAAGTTACTGGTTGTCCTGTCATTGGGTCAGGGTCTGCAACTGGTATGAAGTCACCGACACTTAAACCAGTTTGTTCTGAATCTCCAACAAATATATTTACAGATGACTTTATATTGTCTGGATATGCAAATGTGCTATTTAAACCTTTTAAAGCAGTAAAATCATAGTTTTCAATTTCTTGTGCATCTTCAGCATTCATAGCTATTTGTGTAGCTATACTTACATCATATTGTAAATTGTGAAGAATACCTTTTAAGTCATTTATTTGAACTAATCTACCTTGATATTGTTTATTACTTTTTACAAAACCTAATGATGGTGCATCTAACATGGATTGTTCATAACTTATATTTCCTCCATTAAGACCGAAATCAACACCTTTATCCATAAGTTTTTGTATTGTTAAATTTTCTCCTAATCCTTCTCCTGTGTATGTACCAATAACTACTACAGTTATAATATCTTCAATTATATCTTGTGTAGTTTTACCTACTAAGGAATCAGGATTTTCTTGATACCAATTAACTAATTCGTTAAATGTTAATTCTCGTTCATCTCTAACTTCTGATATATATACACCCATTATTTATCTCCATAAAGTCTGTTGTTTACTTCTCTATAAAATACACCATAATACATACTACTCCAATAGTAGTCAGGATAAGGATACTTTTTCATTAATTCTAATCCATAACTATGCAAATTAGCTCTTATTGCATCCCCAAATTCTTTGTTTTCACTTATAAGATATGCACCTTTGAGAACATCTTTTGGGTCAACAGTAACACCTTTGTATGTACCACCTTGTTGTTGTAACCTAACCCATCTATTTCTTTCTTTTAAATATTCTTGTAATGGTGTGTTCGTAGGACTCTGGTTAAAAAACTCATCATTATCCCATTGTTGTGCTTCTACTATTTTTTGTTTCCAGTCTGCAGTATCTACACTTTCTCCTAATGAACCAAATGGTAATACACCATACTCTTGTACTTTTCTTTCTGTAAAAGCTGCCATGTGTGCTTCTAAATCATTTCGTTGAATAGCAGGATTAGCTAGTTTAATTCTTTTCTTTTCGTTTTTTATTTCTAATTGCAATAATGTTTGGTTTAATAAATCACCATACACTGCAGGTTTTAGTTTTACATTTGCATTTAAATATCCTTCATACGAAAACTCATCATCATAATTATCTGGAAAATGATATACACCTGTAAGAGGAAACTCATTTAAATGTTTTTCGTTTTTTACTTCTGACCAAAATCTATAAGAATCTTCAGTTACTGGTCTGTTACCAATTCTTGCAGTTTGTCTTTCTCTAAGTGGTACTGGGTTTATTCCATACTTTTCTATAAATGTTTGTGTTGTTAAGTAATAGTCATAATCGTTTTCTACCAACATATCGCTATATGATTTAGTTAATGCCTGTATTTGCCACCATCTACCATTTTTATCTTCTAGTTCATACCTAGGTTGTATACCTGTAGGTAAACCAAACTTAGCACCACCTCTGAAAAACCAGTGATTTGATGCAGCTTGTTCTGCTTGTTCCCATGCTCTATCTTGTGATGCAGCATCATCTGGTTTCCATTCTCCTGCATAATATAACATTGTATAAATGTCCATAACTGTACTGTTAAATGCTTCATCATATTCAGGGTCATCTAATACATCTCTAGCAACATCCGAACCTTTGATAATATCTCTTGCCCAACCTACTTGGTCTAATATTCCGAATCTTTGTTTTCTATCTCCAAAAGAACCTAATAAAAACTCTTCTACAAACTCTGGTGGATTTACACCATAACGCCTACTAAATAATCTGTATGGTACTGTTACCCACCAACCGAAACCAGGTGAATAACCATTAGCAGACACTAAGTTAAGACCAGACACAAAACCTTCTGGTTTTACTCTTAAACCTTCATCTTGATAGTTGCCACCTAAAAATGCTTGTTGCATAGGTGCAGCATTAAGACCTGATTTTCTATTCAATAATTTAGGAATACCCATTGACATAATATTAAATACATCTAACCAGTGAAACATTAACTCCCCAGTGACTGGGTCCTCTTCAAAAAATCCATTTTTGCTATCCCATGGTTTTGCTTCTTTACCAGAATCTATAGCAAGACTTGCCCTGTAAAATTTCTGTGGATTATCTTTTATTAAGTTACTCCAGGTCTTAGGAACCTCTGCCCATATTTCTGGGAATGGTACATAAGTTTTTCCTAAATCGGATGCCACATGTCTTGTTGTACTTGCATATAACAAATCACTTACAAACTCTAATGATTTTGATTTAAGTCTTAGGTCCATATCTTCTAGTGTCATTATGGATTCTTGTGGGTCCAATGGAGTTTCACGAACTTGTCTTTGTATGTCATCATTTAATTTAGAACCTGTTAACCATTTATTAGCAAACACACCTAACTCTTGTCTGGCATCTTTGTTAAGAAATGCTATTTCTTCTTTGGACAAATGAAAATATGCCCACTTAAATAATGGTTCTCTGTTTAATGTATCTGATGGTTTAGTAAGTAATAGACTGTAAGCATCTCTTAAAAATATATCTAATGCTTCTCCTAAGTTTTGTGCATTAACACCATCTAACATATATTCTTTATTCATGTTTCCTGCAAGTTCTTTTGCACCTAAATCTAAATCTATAAGGTCTTTTTTAAATGCTTCTTTGAGTGATGGCATAAATTTATTAACAAATGATTTTTTAGCAGTATTAATATTTACTTTTCTTGCATACTCTACAAAATCTTCTCCATCTATAAATCCACCATTAGCGATAAAGTCAAGTACTTGTCTTGACCCTTGTGATAAATCTACTTCGTAGTTGTGAAATAAAAATTCTCCTTGGTCACTTTTTTTAAGTATGTCAGAGTATCTATTTAGTATTTCATTACCTGCATCATCAAATATTTTAAGAGTAGAGTTACCTTGCAATTGACCAATTCTATATGCAGCAGCTTTAACATATTTTTCTAAACCTCCTGGTTTAAGTAGTTCTCCACGCATTTTATAATCTTCTGACATAGATATTATTTTCTCTATGTACTCTCTACCTGTTTTAGAGTTTTGCACCCAGTTAAGTGTTTCCTCTACACCATCTCTAGCAACACGAATATGTAGTTCATCTGTAGAAAAATTTAATATTCTTGTTGTAAAAAATCTCCACCATTCAGGTCTTATGTTTCCACTAGCATCTCTTTTAGTTACAGTGTCGTAAAAATCATCTCTTATTTTGTTTCTTGTTCTACCTGGTCTAAGTCTTTGTATAATAGACTGGTCTGCTGATGCTTTCATAAATTCATCAGTATGTCTGAAATTTTGACCAGTAACTCTAGTTGATGCAAATGTTCCTGGTTTAGAATCAATAATTTGTTTAGCTACTGTAAAGTTTTCTTCATACAGATACTCCAATACATTTTTGTTTATGACTGTGTATAAATTTACATCAGATGTAAGCGTATCTTGTATGGTTCTTTGTTTACCACTTATGTCATCTACAAGACTAACTAAATAACCTTCATCTACTTCAAACAACAAATCGTTTAATTCTTTAGGAACTGCATTACCTAAACTGTCAATAACATCTCTAGGTATAAATATAGATTTTTGGTGTCCTTTAATTCCTATAATCATAGAGTTTTGTATTTGTCGTATGGTGTCTTTAAGTGCTAAATCACCTTCTTTTGTAATCTTTGGCACAGCAACGCTAATATCAAAAAACCATTCTTTTGTGGAATCATCCCACCAATATCCGAACACATGATTTTCTTTTTCTAATAAACTTTTTATTTTAGGGTCAGTTATGTAATCTTCTAAGATAACTTTTAAAGCACCTTTTCTGTCAGTATTGTTTATTAATGCCTGGTTGTTTAAATACTCATCATTAATAATTCTCTGATATGGTTTGTAGGGAGATACATAAGCAATAACATTACCTTCATATCTAGCTTTATTTTTATTATTAAGTGCTACAGAACCACCTTGTGATTCACCACTTGTTACAATATCTCCTAACTGATTACTAACTTCATCAACAGTTTTTCTGTTTATAACACCATCATCTTTAAGTGTTTTAAGTTCTCCTATATCTTCAAACTCCCACCACTTAGCATCATTACCTTCAAAAGCTGCTTTAAGGTAACGACTACCTACTTGTCCTTCTATGTTGACACCTAAGTTTGTTGTTTTAATTAATTGTTGTATTTCAGGAAATGTAACTTTACTTAAACCATCAGAAAACTCATCTGAACCTAATAATTGCGTTGCATCAGATATTTCATCTTTCATTATTCTTGTTGTGTACAAAACTTCTTTATTTGCATTGACTAAAGATATTGAAGGATTGTCTGACCTACCTAACATTTTTTTCATGTATGGGTTTAACAAATGATATTCGTATGGATGATTAATTAAAGAAGGTGCACCTTTAAAAAACATTCTTATGTGTTCTTCCCCAGGAACACGAATAGCCAATGCTGCTCTAAGCATCCACATAGGTTTTAATGCTCTTTGTTGTATTATGTCATTGTAAATAAAACGAAGTCTGCCTTCAGGTGCAATTTGTTCTATTCCTCCTGTTCTCCATGATTTTTCAAAACCTCTTTTTGGTATTTTTGCAAATTTAAGTATTTCTTGTGCATCTTCCCATGTTGTAGCTTTACTAAATGCTTCTCTCATACGACTTCCTTTTGGACCAACAACTCTTGTAAACATAGATGTTGCTCTTAATAAATCTTGGTAATCTGGTAATACAGCATAATGTTCTGCCATTTCTCTTAAAGAAAAAGCTGTAGGCACTGCTTCGTTTACTTCATCAATAATGTTTCCTGCTTCATCTACAAAAGATGATGTATTTACTTTTGTGCCAGGAAACTGCATAGGGATTCCTTTTTCACCATAAAAATACATTCTCTCTCTGCTTTCATCTTGAAACACTTTTGATATGTAATCAAATATTTCACCTTCATCAACTAAATCAGGATTAGAATCTTTTATAGACTTAGTCATTGTTCTAAATACGCTATTGACTACAGCATTTACATCTTGTTGATTTTTAGCTTTTAGTAATTGGAATATAATTTCATCTCTTTCTTTGTACCCTGCACCTGAAACTTTCATTAATCTATCTAAGTTATCTGCTGTTTCTGTCATAAGATTGATAGATGCAATTCGTGTAGGTGCTAATCCAAATGCTCTTTTAAGTTTTACTGGTAACACACCTGTAAGTTGTCCNCCTANACCTATAACACCACCAAATTGGTTGTTTGTTTTTTTGCCTATTAACGCACCTACTGTTCTACGAAGTGGTGCTATATCTGCAGAACCACCAGTTAATGCTTCTGCTAAATTATTAGCTAATACAGATAATGCTTTTGGTTGCATAGGTAATTTATTTAATGGTCTTGCATTAATTAATTCATTCATTACTTTTGCATTAAAGTATGTTCCAGAATATGGTGCTAATAAGATACCTTCTAAGTCACCACCACGCATAAGACTTTTAACAACCTCACGCATAACATCTTCATCTTTAACACCTACTAATAATTTTTTAACATAAGGGTCTATGTTTCTAAGTTGAGGTATGTCGTTTAATTGTGCAATAGAATCATTTTTAGTCAACCCTGTAATAAAATCTTTACCCCATCTTGAATTTAATATTTCATCTGCAGTTTTACCAAATACTTGCCTTCTAGCTTCTTTACCTTTTTTTCCAGGCATAATAGTTTTTACTGCTCTACCTGCTTTGGTAGTTTTATTTACATAAGCTGTTCTTTCTGCATTTGACAATATTGCTCTTGAACCTGCTTTCACACCAGAACCATACATAAATAACAAGTTTGTAGGGTCAGCACCTAATCTAAATACACCATCAACTAATGCTGATGTTAAAGAATAACCTACAGAACCCTCTGGTGAAAATGTACCTGCGAGTATTCTACCTGGTGATATATTGACATCTCCTGCAACTTTTGTATCGTATTTAAATTGATTTTCATCTTCAGCAAAGTCTTGTGTAACAGAATCACCATATATTTTTGCTGCTTCCTTTCTAGCTCTAGCAGGGGAGTAACCTAAATTAAGAGATTGTTTATATCCCTCTGTCTGTGTTAAATCTTGACTGTTTGCAAAAAAACCAGTACCTAAGTTTCTAACACCATATTTTTCTTGTGATTCTTTTGCTCGTGTGTATCTTGTTGCACCATATTTTTCTTTTGATTCGTTATACGCATCAGCAAAAGTATCTCCTAATAATTTTCTTCGTAATTCATCTGGACCATTTTTCTGCAGTGCAAAACCTGACAAACCACTTTTTAAAACACCTTCTAATAATGGTGTATCTGTAGCTTGTGAAGCGACTGCAGCAGATTTAAAACCTCTTGATACCCATTCAAATCCTTGTGTAAGTTTTAAGTCTGACATTTGGGTAAATCTTTTGAATGGATTTACATCTGTTATTACCTTTTCTCTATCTTGTTTTTCTTGTGATGAAAATTGTTTAGCTGCTATATCTAACAATAATTCATCATCAGCTTGTACACCCATTTGTGGTAAGTAAGACACTAATCTTTTATCTAGCGTAGGATATGCACGACTTACATCTGCAACTTGTTGTGCTAATTCAGGAGTAATTTGTTTTTTAAATAAATCTACTTCTTTTTTGTTAGCAGTAGATTGTGCTGAGTAATACTCCTCTAATTCAGGTGGTATAAAAAAATATGGCTTGACCATTTAGGAATCCAATAATTGGTCAAATATAGGGTCTGGAAATACCTCTCTTGCTGCCATTAAAAAATTATCTACTGTATTTGTAACAATCGGTTCTGGACCATTGTTGCCTGGACCAAAAGGAATACCTGCGGTAACAGGTTCGCTAGGTCTTTGTGTAGGTGCTGATAATGACATAGGTTGTGGTCTTGGACCTGGTATTGCACCTGCAGGACCACCATCCATAGGTGGTGAACCACCAACTGCAGCTATTTGGTTTTCTAATGCTGTAGTCTGACCTGTTGGGTCGCCTTCCATTCTTGGTGGTGCAACAACATCTTGGTATGCACCTCCACCTGTCATATCAGTATCGGTTGCATCTCGTAACGCTTTACTTTTTCTTACCATAAATCTTTTCCTAACTCTGGGTTGTATTCGTATTCAAATGTTAAATTTATAAAAAAGTGTGGATGTGGTGTAGGCAAAGTTAAAAATTGTTTTGCAACAACTACATCATCTTGTGTAAGTGCAGTTAAATCTTCTTTTGTTCCTGTAAATACTTCTTCTGACCAATCTTCCTGATTAATCATGTCAAAAAATATATTTGTAACTTTATTGTTGTCCACCAGGACCTCCTGCTAATGCACCTAATACTTGTTCTATACCTGCAGGTTGACCACCTGGACCTCCAGGAATTTGTGGTCCACCTTGTCCAAGTAATGCTTGTTCTTCTGGACTAGGTTCTTCACCTTCTGCTGTATAAAATTTATCTAGTATCTCTGTCATTTTTTGTGGGTCTTTTCTTATTTCTATTGCTGCCATAGTAGCTTGTGGGTTACCTTGTGCTGCTTGTGACATCAATGATTCAAACAACACTGTTTCTGCTTTTTCTGCATTAATGCGTTGTTGTATCTTAGTAATGTTGTCCAACCCATCCATATTTTCTTGTAATGTCTGTGTGTCAATAATGCCTTGTTGTTTTAGTTGCAAACCAGTAATTATTTTTTGTGGCTCATCAAATCCTGCCATGACACCATACACTCTTCTTGTTTCATAGACTTCTTTAATATCTGTTGTAGGTGTATAAGATTCTTTATATGCAGTACCTTTGTGCCTACCTGCAATAGGTTTACGCAAACCAGGAAACATATTCTCATCATATTCTAATCTTTTAGCATCTAACTCTTGTAATGCTTCTTGTAATATACCTTGATACTCTCTTACATGTAAAGATGCAGATTGTCCTAATTCTTCTAGTCCTCTACCTGTTACGAATGCGTTAGGTGATTGTCCATCATCAGATACTGGATAAGCTGCACCAAGTCGCAAATGTCTTTCAAGTCTATCTACTTGTTGAAATAATTGATATGGTAGATTATTGACTGGCTTAGACACTTGCGAACCAGGTGTTAAATAGTTAACAGCAAATCTGCCTTTTCTATATTTTCCTGACTCTATCTCACCAACAATGTTTGTTTCTGTAAATACTGCATCCTCCATAGCAATAGTTCCAAGTATGTTAATCTTTGCCATGTTCGCCATAAGACCAGTAATGTGTTGAAATTGTGATTGCATCTGGTCAAACGAATATCGTTTAGCTACTACAAAACATGGTCCTGACTTTAAAATATTAGGCATAAAGTCTATTATTTTTTTGTTCTCTGGTAGGAATACATAAGTTCCTTCTTCATCTCTATACTCAACTACAACCTTGCCATGTCCTGTAGAGTTAGCCCATCCTGCTGCTCTATCTGAACTGTCTAATAACGCAGAATATGGATTTGTAAAACCATCACTGTTTTCTTCTTGTGCAAATATATATTTTTTAGCATCTGGATATTGTTCTGCCAACACTGTGTGTGGCACTCTACGAATTATTGCTAATTCTTTTGGTTGTTGGTCGTTACCAAATATTCCAGGGTAACAACTAAATGGGTCTTGTAGTTCAGCATAAGGATAAGGATTGCCATCTTTATCTCTTCTATGTCCTATAGTCCATGCGATAAAACCATAACCAGGCAACCATCTTGCGGCTTGTGGTAATTGCATGTGTAGTTTTTGAAATTTATCGTATGAAGTGACAATGCGTTCTAGTTTTTCTGATTTCTTTCTAGCTCTTTCGCTATCTTTTTCATTTATAATATCTACTTTTAAATCAGGACTTCTACCTAGTTTTTGTGCAAATCTTTCTAATGCTGTAAGAAACATGTTTGGTGCAGGTAGTTCGTGATATTCTACATTAACTGAATTACCAAGAAGTGCTTTTACTGCAGCTTCACCACCATTCATAATGTCACGAATCCTAGACCTATCAACCATTTGTTCTTGATTGATTACTCTTAGGTAATCTATTTTGTCATATAATTTTTTACTACTTAAAGGCATTTAACTCCAATTATCTAAATCCATACTACTAGGTTCGTACCCTTCAAAGCTAGGACTATAATCGTAACCTAACTCTGCAAAGCGTTCTTTTTGCATTCTTCTTATGGCTCTCATTGGAAACCAACTAGCCATAACTATGTCAGTCTTTGTACCCACTGTCTTGCTTTTATTTTTAGCAGAACTAAAATACACTAACTGACTTGTATATAAGTTTACCTTCTCTTGTGCTTCAAAGCTAAGATATGGCAAAGAAATTTTGTTTTCCTGAAACATTGGTCGCATAGCTGTAACACCATACAATGGGTCAAATTTGTTCTTAAATGTTTCGTGTCCTTCTAAAAAGATACCATGTGAAGATGCAAACTCTCTAATACTGATATCTTGTCGTATTGCTTTTTGGAAACCATTTTCCTCTATAACCCAATGTGACAAATTATACTTTAACCACCATTGTTTAATAATGTCTAGTGCTTGTGGAATACCACCACCTAAAGAGTTGTTCATATCTACCATGTGCAGTTTATTTTCTACAGGTTCGTATGCCCATAAAAATGCTGCTTGATAACCTGTAGAAGCAGGGTCTAATCCTGCAATTAATCTTGTACCTTGTGGTATATGTCCTATGTCACGCTTTTGGTCACGACACTCTTCTATCTCTACTCTGTCAAACAAAGATAATCCATCTGGCATAGCAACATTAAGATAGACCATTTCGTATATAGCTCTACCACCTGTTGTTTCTGCTGCTCGTTTTCTGTCCATTAACCACTTGTAAGTTCTTTTACCAGACCACAACATACAATCTTTATGTTCAGCTTCATCCCAGTCAGGCATGTTACAAGCTGTATCGTGTGCTTCTTCTACAATAGTTTTCCAAGATTCGTTATCTAGCAAATGAGAATACAAGTCATCATAATGTTGCCTAGAACCTATAACGACCATAGCTGTGTGTTCTTCTTTACGACTTGACAATGTTGTTGTCCACCAACTTCTAGTGTTTTCTCTTGATGCAGGTTGCATAGTAGATGTGTGGTCCTCAATGTCATCTGCAATAATTAAGTCACAGTCACGAGAAAGTATTTTACCACCTCTACCAATACCAACCATAGTCGGACTTTTAATTCCTGTAACTGTTCTAGTACCTACAGTAAAACCACTCTGTGACCAGGATTTACCAGTTCTTGTTGTAGGTTTAAATTTAGGTCCTGGTCCACATATCTCCTCTACTAACAATTCGTTACTTTCTAGTTGGTCAAGTACAGAACCTATAGCGTTTTTTGCAATCTCTTCGTTACCACCAACCCATAAAATACGAATGTTTGGTTTGGTGCAAATAAGCCATATTGCAAAATGTATAAGTAAATCTGTTTTACCATGTCGTGGTGGTGACAATATCATCTGTTGTTCACCATTCTTTATGGCATCTAAAATAGAGTTAATCCATTTAATATGGAAATCTGGTGTTTCGTATGGTTCTCCTGTTTCTGTTTGA